ATGACGTTTCACAGAGAGTTTGTGAACCACCGTTTCTTGGTGCGTGTCAGTAGCGCGCACGGGGTGACGGAGAACGAATTCAGTTCGTGGGGTGGGGCGGTTAACGGTATTCGTTCCGCGTACCGCACGTGGATGGGGCTGCCCGTGCGAGCTGGCCAGATGCGCTCGATTTACATATCTGGATACGGACTCATTCACGGACTCAATGTCCGCGTGATTCCGCTTCCCTAGCCTCCGTGCGGGAGTCGGGTACCCAATCCGTGCTGGAGATTGGGTGCCCTCTCGCCTGTACGGCGACGTATGAAGGGAAAGGGGGCAGGGTGTTTTGGTATGGAGTGTGCGCCTATCTGGGTGAACGCGAGATCCTTATAGGCGAGTGGCGGGGTGAACTAGGCCGCGCCGAATCCGCAGCATTGGCGACCTATAACCGTTTCCACGGTACGGCGGCCGTAGTAATCCTGCGGGATGGCGGCTCGTGGCGCCATGTGGTGGCGCCGCCCCGCCGCATCCGGGGCCGTAAGCCGTTCATCACGGATGCGGGATTCTGCGCGCACTCTCAGTGTGGGCAGATTCCTCCCGAGAGTTGCTATTGCTTAGAGAGTGAGGCGTGAATGAGTACGGCCACGTACAGGGTTATCAGGAACGGCAAGGCGCTGCCTGTGACGCTGGCAATGCGTGACGCAGCTCGACTGGCTTCCCGCTTGCGGGTCCTTTTCCCGGGTGACGACGTTCAGGTTGTGCCCCGCAGGATTAGCCAGTGTGAGGGCTGCTACAGCCCGCTAGGTGCCTACGAGGGGGGCGGGGTCCATCACTTCATAGATCAGATCGTGTGGTTCCCCTGCTCTGTGCATGCCGGTTAGTCGTAGTCGGTCGATTGGCGCACGTGACAGGGATCAAGGTCACGTGCGCTTTTCTGTCTACTGCGGCGGGCGGTAGCGAGAGAAGGGGTGAGCGGTTTTGAATGCATGGCAAGAGGCTGGCCGTATGGCCGCGAGGTATCTCGCGGTACCCGTTACTCCGGAAAACCTCAAGCGGGGGGACATCATCACGGGATTCCACTTGGAGCCGGTTTCGGTGGTGGAGTCCGCGCCTGTCCCTCATCCGACGCGCGAGGGGTGGTGGACGCTTGAAAAGGCCACACGTTATGGCGTAGGTCAGTACGTCCTCACCGAGGGAGAAACGGAAAGCGTTGGGCGTGTGCCACTGGTAGACGTGGGTCACTCCTTCGGAATATGGCTCGCTCCGTGTGGTTGTGCCGTTAGCGCGGAGGACCATTGCGAAAAATGCGGGCCGTACAACCGTCACAGCCCCAAGTACGGAGAGGAGACGAACGCCGGTGTCTGAGATCAAGACAGGGAATCGCGTCGGAGTCCATTACAGCAGCTATGCGGCGGCGCACGGAATCATTTGTGTGCCGTACTGCAACGAGAAGCCAACGCATTGGATTTGCACTGAACGTTTCGGGGATAGGCATCATGCCTGTGCGGCTCGTTGCGAGAAGCACGGGCGAGATGGCGGGGAGAATACCCGATACACAGAGATTGAGTGAGCTTCCGTAGTAGGTCGATTGGCGCACGTGACAGGGATCGGGGTCACGTGCGCCTTTCTGTCTACTGCGTCGGAGCGGTAGCGAGAGAAAGGGTAAGAGGGGCCTGAGCCTGTGTAGCTGATTGATTGGATTTGGTAGCGCACGTGATGGGAAATGGGTCACGTGCGCTTGCCATGTCCGCTCATTCGGAGCGGGAGAGAAAGGGGGCAGGAATGATTGACCAGTGGACGGGCAAGGTCATTTTGCGCAAGGTGGCTAAGCGGCATCTGTTCATCACGCCGAAGTCGGGGCACCTACGCGCTACCGCCGTAGCGACGATGGATGGTCAAACCAGTGTGCGCCTGATCTTCTGGCGGACGGATGGAACGGTTCGAACCGCCGAGATCACCGCTTTCGGATTCGATGAGTCCGTGGCGCGAGTGAGGGGCATGGAAGCGCCCTTCACTACTGCGGAAATACCTCCTAAGCCTTGATCGGGTTTGGTGGCGCACGTGGCGAAGCTGGGGCCACGTGCGCTTGCCATGTCCGCTCATTCGGAGCGGGAGAGAAAGGGCAACGTATGAATGCGTGGGTGCGGGAGCGGTGCGCCTGGTGCGGCATCTTATGGCGCGTGGTGCACGTGGACTACTTGACGCGGGGCATTGGCAACCAGCCACAGAGAAAGCCGCTGTGTCTGGACATGTGCTTGCCGCGTATGCAGGCGCTTTCGGAGTGCCAGGGGCGAAAGCACGGGCTGTATGAGTACGTGCGTCAGGCGCCTACCTACGTGCATCGCGACACGTGGGGTAACAAGGAGACGCGGGAGATCACGGCCCCCCAGACACACGCGGGGCAATCGTCTGAGTCTCTAATCGGGGAGCTAGTCCGGGCGCGACCGTATTACCACGTGCCGGACACGCGGCATTCGCTCAAACGCGCTCGATCCCACGTGACCTACGAAGCGCGTGTAGTTGATTCGGCGCTACTCGCAAGCATGGTCTACGTCGAATACACCTGGGTAACTGGTTCGTCCCCATGGAAGCCGCGACAGCTTTTTTATCCGCGCGAACTGCACCTAGCCACCTGCGAATGCGCGGCATGTGTCGGCGACGGAAATCACGAACTGGACGGGGCGTGACAATGAGCACGGATAAGCGGCTGAGCATCCGTGAGACGAACGCGGCTTACGGGGACCTTGAAGATATGGCGCACGCTCTACGCGAGGACATTTTTATGTGGGCGCTCGAAGATGAGAAGCCACACCGAAAGTCGCGTGAGGAACTGCGCGTCGCACTTGACGCCTATATAGACCGGGCGGAGTGGCTGGACAAGCACGGGCACAAGGGCGAGTAGTCGCTAGCGGCTGAATATCGGGGGCGAAAGAAGGTCAACCGCGTGAGCGGTCGGGATCACTTTCGCCCCTTGGTATTGGGTCTCTAGAGACTGGCTCTAGAGCCTCGAAAGGGGGACACGTGTCAATACTGCTCATAGGGTACATGAACGACTCTGGGCACCTGATCATTACCAGATCTCTGCCCGTGGAAGACGAGGCAGCCGTTAGCGCCATCGTCGGAGAGCTGCACGATGCGAGCGCCTGGGCAGCAACCTTCGATGAGCCGACGCATAAGCGCGCCATTCAACAGGCTTTTGAAGAGTACGTCAGGGACGAATGGGAGCGGGACCCGAACACTCGGCTGATAGATGAAGTGGAGCACTACGAGCCGAGCACGGACTAGGGAGAGAAGCGAATGAGCGTCACTTTCACTTGTACGAGCAATGAGGAAGCGGAAACCATCGGGAACGCTGTCAACCTGTATGGCCGGTGTGTGCTGCGGGAACAAAGGGGGGTGGATCTCCGGAATTATGCGCCCGCCATCCCCGGTGTGGCCGCTGGTTTCGGTTGGGATGCTGTGCGCGACGCAGCACGACAAATGCACGAGGGCAGCGTTACGCCCATGTCGGACCGCATGGCGGAGGCAATTCGCCTCGCTCTCCGGTACCGCGCTTACAGCGGCCGGTATGAGCGGGTAGGTATCGCCACGGTACTTGAGGAGCGCATGAGCGCTTGCATTCGCGAGGCGTGGCGTCAGGCCGAGTCTCGGGGCGAGTACATGTGTGAGGTCTACCGGAGCAAGGCCGAAGGGCACTGCTCGACGCGGGGCGTTGTAGTGGCTCACAGAGAGCACAAGGGAGAGCGTATTTCCCTCGTGATGTGCGCGGGTCACGCTCTCCAACACTTCACCCACTGGGAGCGCACGCCAGTGGGTGAGTACATCAGAGGGCACGGCCGTACTCCGGCAATCCACGTAAAGGGCCGCGCTTTCCCTGACCCTGATATCCCTGTCAAGCGCACGGGCTATATGGCTGCACCGCCTGTGTGGGGCGACGAATACGGGGCCCGTTACGCGGCCCCGGTTCCGGCGCTCGACGTACGAGCCGGAGATCTGTATGTCTTCACCAACGGTCACGGTAATGCGCATGAGGTGAAGACGATAGAAGAAATCCCCATGCCGGACGGGTCAACCTGGATGCGTTTTGGCTGCAACAGGGGTGTGCAGGCGGGCGCTGGTCGGCATCGCGTTGTCACCGTACTTCGTCCGACGCCTTTCTAACCCTGTAGCGCGGGAGGTTGGGGCACGGGCCTGTTTGGTCCGTGCCCTTTCCTCCGGACCTACCGGAGACAGACGAAAGGGCAGAGATGTCTGGAAGAGTGATCGAGTACCCCTACACCATCTCGGAATACAGTCGCGCGGCTGTAGATGTGCTGGGGTACGGCTGGGATGGGGATTCCGGATTCCTGGGGGCGTACGGACTCATCTGGCGGAAGGCCGATGACCGCACTTTTCGCGTGTGGGTTGACGCGGAGCGAGACGACGAATCCCGTCTGATGGTGGCGGACAAGGACGACAGCGCACGATTTGTGGAGGTGCCGTTGACTAGCGAAGCGCCGACGGACGCGGAGAGCTTGAGGGAAGTGGGGCGGGCCGTCGCGGCGGCTGTCCTGTCAGTGGTGGGTGTGCATTACCACATTTCTGTGACGCGCGAGTTGACGCCGTACACGACGTGCACCCGGTACGACACTGAGCCGCTGGCGCGGGAGACGGCTGCCAGGAAGGTGACCGAAGCCTTTCTAGAGGAGGAGCCCAAAGAATGGGGGGAGGGCACCGGGCAGCGCTTGACGGAGGCCGTAGGAATGATCACCGCTTTCGGCTCCGTGGTTGCCGGAGGCGTGCGCATAGACGTGGTGGAGAGAGCCAACGAGCGGTGCGGGCACTGTGACCCCTTGGTTGGTGTGGTGGGCTGGGTGGCCCCGTGGTAGGGCCCGCCGATGCGCTGATTGTCGGGGCCCTGGCGCCCCTGGTGGTGGTGCTGCTGTGGGAGGTAGCGCACTGGACTCGGGTTGGGGTGGCCGGACTCCGGGAGTACAGGGCCAACCGTCCGCCCCGGCCTCGACCCCGGCACGCGCGCGGCCGGCGCTTGCTTCGACAGATGGAGGGAGCGCGGTGACGACGCATATGGCCGTAGGGCTCATGGCCGAGCTGCCACAGCTTCACGTGATCGTGGAGTGGACCCAGGAAGAGGCCACGGTGACTGGGGACCGGCCCCCGGAAGCGGCCACGGTGGTCGTGTCCGTGCAGGGCCAGAACGGGGAAGTGGTGCGGGAGGAGACGCAGCATGCGACGCCTCTAGGTATCGCCCCTTCGTCGTTTCTCCTCGACCTGGTGGTAGTGAGCGCTCTTCGCTGGCATTGGCAACGAATGACAGCAGGAATCGAGGCCGCTACAGAGCCGGGCATGGTCTTTGAGGAAGCCGCCAAAGAGGCGATCGAATGGAAGGGCAGCACCCACCACAAGTGACTGACTGATTAAGACAGTTGATGTTTTCGGGGCCGCGCACACCGTGCGGCCCCTTCGTCATTCGAGAGAGGGAGAGATGCGGAGACAAGAGCAGGTGCGCCAGTGGCAGCGTCTCAAAGCGCGGTGGCCGCGCGTACGGCGCGGCGGGATTAGCGCGCGTCGTGCCCTGGTGCACGCGGACCAACACAGCCTCGCCGGTTGGACGCATGCGCCAGGAGTTCGAGAGTGGCAGCCCTATGCCGCTGACAACATCCGCATGGCGGAAGCCAAGGGCGAGCCCCGCCCGGATTGGTGCCGGGACGTGGTGAACCGCGTGCGTGTGCGGCCCCTCCGGCGGGGGCCGGCCGCTGCCCCCCTTCGTCGGGGCCCGGACTTGCCTCGTGTCCGCGTGAGCGAGCTGGACCAGATACCGCCGTCCGCTCCCCGGCGCGGGGTGCCCTATGTGCCGTACGTGCCGTTGAGCGTGCGCGAGGCGTCCGCGCGCATGGAGCGGTGGCGGCGGTGACGGGCCAGCTTGACCCGCGCGCGGCGCGGGCCCTGGCGGTAGCCAGGGGGCTGGTATCTCCTGACACTCCCTTGCCTGTGTCCCCGGCGGAACTGCGTCTGCTGGCTGAGCACTTGAAGAGTCAGTCACGGCGGGCCGAGATAGAGCGCGCGAGGGCTCGCCGGGAGCGCGATGCGACGCTGATAGCCGCAGAGCGCGACTTGCGGGCCCAGACGCGTACCCCGCACGGGCCGGCCATTGTCCGGCTGGCCCGGGAGTGGGCCCTGCGTACAGGGAGGCACAGAGGCACGCGCGGGCGCCTGCCCGCGCTCGTCCTACACGCCTACCGCACACACGTCGCCCGGGGATGGCTGCTCACTGACGGCCCGCGCTGGGCCGTAGGTGACCGCGTGGCCGATGAACGGGAGCCGGGACGGGCCGGCGTGGTCGTGAGCGTAGGGGCTGACCTCTACCGGGGTGCGTGGCTCTATGAGGTCCAGTACCCCGACGCTCCGACCCGCCATGTGCCCTACCGCGGGGGCCTGGTGGCCGCGCAGGACCAGGACCAGGACCAGGGCGAGTGAGCGCCATGGGTGCGCTCGGAATTGACGCGGCCGAGCTGGAGCGGGCCGCGCGCGCCGCCGCGCAGCTCGGTTCCGCGCGTGAGCGCCTGGCGGCGCTTGCCCTCGTCTACGGGAGCGCCGGAGAGACAGCGAACCGGTACGCCGACCCTGGCCGTGCCGCGCTAGAGCTGGTGCGCCTGGTAGCGCACGCATACCGAGAAGAGATAGAGGAGGGGCAGTCATGCCTTACGTAGATCAAAGCATTTTGGACGGCTTGGAAAGGCGGTCCAAGGTACTGGAGAAGCACGCGCCGGCAATCCGGCGGTTGCTCGGGGACGCGGCAGAGGTTGCACGCATCGGAGAGCTGGAGATGATGTCCGCCTATCTGCGCGGCCTGGAAGATGCGGGGTACCGGGCCGCGCTCGATGCTGGGGTCGTGACTCACGTGGGCTGGAAAATAGCGGCCGAGAAGCAAGCGCAGGTAGTTGCTCAGACAGAGCGAGATCTAGAAGAACTCGACGCGGTGATTCCTGAATGACTAAGCCACTGCTTTTCTGGACCCGCCAAGCCGCTCTACTGCTAGGGCGACTCAATGCGCCTAGGCTCTACCCTTCGACGCTTATTGTGCTGCGGGAGTGCCCGGGTGAGGTAACTATTCACAGGGTCGCGCTCGTGGGCGCGCACTACGATCCTGGGCAATCTTTCCCGGATATCGATACGGCCAAGGCTTTTGCTGAGCAGCTATTAGCCGACTGGTACGAGATGATTAGTGAGGGGATGAGCCACGCGCAGAGAGTGGCAGATGGTTCCTGAGCCGCTTTGATCGGGGCCGGGCCTGCGGGCCCGGCCCCTTTCATGGAGTCTCATGAAAGGAGAAGGGTGCATGGAACGGGATGGAGCGGAATTCGACTCCATGGCCTACGGGCCTATCGGTAAAGCTGTGCGAGCCTCGATGGCGCACTCCGAAGCTGACCCAATAGGAACGCTGGCCGCGCTGCTCGCTCAAGTATCTACGGCCTTTACAGGGCATGTGCGTCTGCTTTTTGACGAACCCTTGGGCGTGTGGACTTTGGCCGTGGGTCTTCCTGCGGAGGGCAGGAAGGGGACCGCCGTGCGTACTGCGTTGGCTCTCCTTCCTCCGAAGGTTCGCGCTTTCATTGGGGATCGTACGGTGTCAGGGGTCGCTAATGGGCCCGCATTCCTGGATAAACTCTTGGAGGTGAAGGAGGAAGCCGACACAACAAAGGACAGCCGCGGGCCGGGGATGCTCGTTTTTGAGAGTGAGTACACGAACATCACTATGTCTTCGTGCCGGAAGCTGCAACCTTTCTTACATGACGCTTGGGATGGGGCCCGGATCAGCAATACGACGAAAGGGGGCCCTCAGTCCATCAGCCGGCCACGAGTCGGGTTCCACGCTCATATTCAACCGGGTATCTGGGGCGCGGCAATTAAGCCCTTGGCCGCTCAACAGGGCTCATATAGCCGCGTCCTGCCTGTCTGGGTTCACTCTGAACGCCTGCTGCCGACCCCCAAGAAGGGGGCCCCGGACTGGCTTGCCAGTGTGAAACCGTGTGCGGCGCTCGATGCGGCCTTTGAGTGGCTTCTCAAGGAGCCCCGCCTCATTGGTTTTGATGAGGGGGCCCGTGTCGAGTACGACGCGCTAAGGCAGCGGTGGATGCGCCAGAATCGAACACGCTCAAGAGATCTGAGCGCCTTTTTCACGCGTGCCGATGCTCACGTAAGGCGCATCGCTGCTGTCTATGCGATCGTGGCGCGAAAGACAGAGATCACGCGGCCCATGTTGCAAGCGGCAAGGGCATTCGTGGAATACTCGATGTCAACCGTCGAATGGCTAGAGAGTCAGGCGACGCGCAAGAATCGCAGGGGTATTGTGATTCCCATCGATGATCGCATTGTCTCTGCCCTTGGTCGGCTCGGAGGTCAGGCCACGCGGACCCAGCTTTTTGCGGCTCTTGGGGGCATGGTGCCGCGCGCGGAGATTGACCCGGCGCTAGATCTCCTAATAGAGATTGGCCGTATCGAACCTTTCGCAATCCCCCGGGAAGCGGGGGCGCGAGGACCCGCACCCAGGGCGTATCAGATAGTCGAAAGAGCCCTGGAGGAGCCCGAGCCTGTGAAGCAGGCGAAGAAAGCCCGGCCTGCGCGGACAGCTCGACCCGCGAAGAAGGCTCCGGCTGCGCGGAAGCGCACGCAGAGCGCCCCCGCGCAGCCGGAGGAGTCGGCGCCCAAGCGGCGACCCAGGCCGGCTAAGACGGCCAAGACGGCGGCGCCCAGTCCGAACCTCGCGCTTTTCCCGGAGGAGTAGCGCTCTACCCGACAGGGGGCAGGCTCCGTGCCTGTCCCCTTCTAAAACCGGCACACGCGCACTCGCGCGTGTGCTTCACTATCAAGCAATCCCAGATTGAAAGGCACCACCGTGGCACAGAGGGTCGAAATCCTGCTCGTTGACGACATTGACGGCGGGGAAGCTGACGAGACAATCACGTTTGGCCTGGATGGCCGGACGTACGAGATCGACTTGACCGGCAAGAACGCTGACAAGCTGCGTAAGGCACTTAAGCCGTACGTAGAGAGCGGGCGCCGTATTGGGGGCCGTGCGACGAGCGGACGCAAGGCGAAGCCGGCCGCGTCCGGTGGCGCGGACACGGCCAAGATTCGCGAGTGGGCGAAGGAGAACGGCTTCGAGGTCAACGACCGCGGCCGAGTGCCCGCCACCGTGCGTGAGGCGTACGAGAAGGCCAACGGCTAGGCAGCTCGCACATCGAATCGAAGGGGCCCCCGAGTGGGGCCCCTTCGCTGTTGTGGGGACCCTATGACCGACACTCACACACTCCGACGGCGCCCGGAGGGGCGCTGGCAGTGCACGAAATGCCGGGCGGCCTACCTGGCGCCGGAGCGCGCCAGGGGCGCCGTGTGCGCCGGAGAGCACCTAGCACACGCGCCCCCCGGATTCAGAGAGCACCTGGTAGAGCCACGGGACCTGGACAGATCGTGCGCGGCCTGGAGCTGCCCGGACCCGGACCCCTCCCACGCGTGGCACGGCCCTGACCCGTGGTGTGACTCCCACACGTGCCGGCGGTGCCAGCACGACTGCACATGTGACGCGTGCACGGGCACTGTGGATGCGCCCGGCCTGGCCCTCCTGGAAGACGTGGCGGACCACAAACAGAACTGCACTAGAAAGAAGAGGCGACAGCGAATGGCTGACGAACTGGCGGACCAGTTAGGAAAGTTGGGGCCGGGCGACTCCGTGACCGCTCGGGGTTTCGACGCGGGAGGACGGGCGGTGACGCGTACTGGCGTCCTCCTGGCCCAGCCCCAGGAGGTGACCGCACGCCGCAGCGGCGTGCGAGAGAAGGCGTGGCGGGTCTACGTCGGGTCTCTTGGCGCTCCGGCAGGCAGGGCCGTCCTTGTCACGCTCTTCCCGGGCCGGGGGACCATTGAGCCCCAGGCCGACGAGCCCGAGATTTCCCCGGCCGCCGAGAAGCGCGACCAGGACCAGGGCCAGGACCCGTCGCCCGCCAGCTCGACCCCGCCGCGTCGGCGCGGACTCCTGGCAGAGGGCTGGCTAGGGAACCTGGAGGGCCGCGGGTACGCGGTGTGGAGTCTCGATCGCACGCGTGTACTCGGCTGGCTGACGCTAGACCGGTCCCGCTTCCTACGGGCGACGTGACTGGATATCTTAAAGACTGGCGCCCCGCCGTGCGGGGGTGGTTCCTTTTCTCGTCTGCCCATGCTTATCGCGCTAACGCAGTCCCCGCATTGCGGGGCTAGGGAGCGAAAACGCTCCCTGCCGCGTTTGGGAGAGATGTAGAGTGGCAGAGAATCGTAAGACGTTACGTCTATGCCTCAGAGAGCCTGACGGGAATGACGAGCTAATCTACGAAGACGTAGAGCTAGACTTGCTCACCCCGAAGGCCCGAGCCCTGGCGGAAACGATCGGGCAGTCTGCCCTAAAGGCGCGCCGGCATTTTCTCATTGAATCTGATGCCGGCGAGCTGCGTGCGTGGGATCACTGGAGAGACAGGCCGGCGAATGCTTCGGAGTCGGCTATTCTCTACCTGGAGTACGAAGCGAGAAAGATTCCGCAAGGGTGGCACGTATACGGCATCTCGGTTGAACGGCCGGCCCCCTCACGCGAGGCCGCCGCTAACGATCGGCACCTCACGGAAAGGCAAGCCAGGGCGTATCTTCGCCTCAAGCTCGATGATTTCAATCGGCTGAGGGCAAAATTGCCCCGGGGGGATCGTTATGTAGGTCGGGCGCCGGAGTGGTTGCCTGAGACCTTGGACGCATTCGCGGCGGAGACGCTACATCGCGACTCGACTCCGTCCATTGAACCGGAGGACAAGCCGTAACTTGAAACGCCCCCTCAACGCAGGAATAGGCGGCCTCGACACTTACCGTGCGGGGCCGCCTTTCTTTGCGCAAACAGGAAACAACAACGAGAGGAGTGGCGGGCTACTTGCCCGATAAATGCCATGCCATCGCACTTTGGTCCCCCTGTTGACCTTGCAGACCTACCCAACTACGAACGGGCCGACCTACGGCCCCGGCGTCCGGTTTTCGTCGGCAGAGTCTCTACGAAAGACAATCAGAACCCGGCTTCGTCCATACCGCGGCAAGTGGACACTGCTTCTGAGCGTCTAGAGCCAGGAGAAGAGTTCGTTGCGTATTACTGGGACGTGGAAAGCGGCATGCTGCCCCCTGAACTGCGGGGGCTGGGGCCGCAGGAGATGTACGACGCGCTTGGAGTGCCTACGCCCCGCACAGGGGGGCTCCAAGACCTGATAGACCGCGCGGAAATCCTAGGCATAACCCACGCACTAGCCGAACGGTCCGACCGCATAGCGCGCGCGATGCTTACCAGCCTCACTGTGGAACACGCGCTGAAAAAGACCGGAACGGAAGTCGTGTACGCCAACGAGCCGACGGGGGGCACGGAATCAGGGCGACTACGGGCCCGTCGATACAGCCAAGTAGACGCGGAAGTCTTCAAAGCCACGCTGATGGAAATGTCAACGGGCGGGCAAATACAGCACGCGGTACAAGGGTGGAATCACGGCTACCCCCCGTACCCCTATATCGCGGTGGTTGACGAGGATGCGCCAGTTCCTACGAGGGGGCGCTTTGGCGCGACGCGACCTAAGCGAAAACTCGTCCCACACCCCGATGCTCGCCGAGGCGAAGCAGTCCGCGAAATGTACCGACTTCGCCGCGAAGAACGTCTAACCGATACGCAAATCGTCACCATATTGGCCGCTGATCGTGACCGGTACCCGATTGAGAGACACTGGACATACAATCGGGTGTACGGACTCCTCTCCAACCCTAAGTTGACGGGCTATCAGGTATACAACCGAAAGGCCAGTCGGACAGGCCGGCAAGGCTTCTCCAGGCTGAACCCGGTTTCCGAATGGGTCTGGTCACCGGAAATCGTTCATGAACCAGTTGTCAGCTTGGAGGAATGGAAGCAAACGCAGGAAGTAACCGCGGAACTGCGCACCCGCGCGGGCAGCGGTACGGGCCTGTCTCGCGTTCGCGCCGCTGCCCGCGAGCTGGGCTACAGCGTCACCCTCATCAACCGCAGTGGCACGCACGCGCTGTACCAGATTGGAGGCCGGCGCATGGCGCTGCCCTCCCCTTTGCCCGAATTGATGGCTCAGCAGGTGATAGACGATCTGAGGCGACAAGGATGAGCGAAGTCATTAAGTGCCGGGCCGCTCGGCGCGGTCGGGCCTGGTACGTCGATGTCCCTGGCCTCGTCGGCGTGTACGGGCATGGAAGGACGCTCAAAAGGGCCCAAGAGAGTATCGAAGCCGCGCTTACCCTCGTTGGAGAATCCACCGAAGTGGCGCTTATCCCCACGTCGGCGGAGTTGGATGCCCTGCGGGCTGCTGAGGAAGCTTATGAGACAGCTTTGCGAGAGGCTGTGAAGGCTTTAGCCCTACGTCAGACAACGAGGACTGACATAGCGCAAGCTACGCACGTCACCCGCACTGCGGTGAGGAAAATCCAGGATGAACTAGCGAAAACCCGGGACTGACAAAAAAATCCCCCTCCTCCGGCAAGCGCCGGAGGAGGGGGATTTTTTTGTGTCTGAGCTTAGAAAATGTTCAGATACATGGCCTTATCGGTCTTGCGGTCCTCATGCCGCTGCGCCACTTCACCCGCGCCAAAAAGCGTCGCCGCAAAACTGAGCAGCGCCTCTGCGGGAAGACCGGGGATGTAGATCAGCAGCAGCGGTATAGCTGCGGCGAGCAGAGCATAGAGCCGTACGCCATGCTGAGAAATGAAACGGAGAATATTGGACATGTGTCACTCCATCGGGTGATAGCCCTTGCGGGAACAGGAAAAAGAGAGTAGGTGTAATGGAATGGATAACGAACTGTCGAGTGCTCCGCTAACGGACCAAGCCGAAGCAAAGGAAAATGGGGCCTGCCCTCGATGCCGGGGGCCGCTGGCGCAATTCCCGGGAGATCTTGGAGCCGGCTCACGCGCGAGCCTTGGACGGGAGTGGCGAATCTGCGGGCCGTGTGGCCTAGACGAGGCTGTACGGGATAGCCGCGGCCTGCCGCCGACCCCGCCCGGGGAATGGCCCGTTTCGGGGCCACTGCTCACCTGGACCTCCCCGGCCTAGCCGGAGCCATAGCCGGGGTAGCCGCAGACGGCTACCCCGGCTTTTCTTGCGTCCAGCGCCGGCCCTCGTGCCCACTGTGGGACGATTGCGCCCCGTCGAAGATAAGGACACCGACCCATGTCCATAGATCAATGCCCCCGCTGCCACGGGCGGCTTCGTGCGTACCCCACAGACGGCGGAGCTCAGCCGCGTGCGAAGCTGGACGATCCCGGTGTGACGATCTGTGCGGACTGCGGCCGGGATGAGGCGATCCGCGCAGCCCAGGGGCTGCCGCTGCCGCCCCAGTCGGCGTGGCCGGTGGGGGGCCGCCTGACGAGTCAGGACCTGGCTCACATCACCTCGACCGCTACGCGCTGAACAGGCGCCGCCAGGTCTCGGGGCCGGGGTAGCCATCTGCGTCTGCCCCGGCCCACCCTTGCGCCCGCTGGAACGCCCGCACGGCGGTCCGGTCAGCCTCTGTCCACCGCGGCCCAGGGCCCTCCGTGTAGAAGCGCCCGTATCCCTTCTTGACGAGCTGCCGGCCGAGCGTGGTCACGTGCGCGCTCACCGCCCCTGCCCTGAAATGCTGCCGGCCCGGAAACGCGGGCGGCGTCGGCTTCGCCGGCGGCTTGCTCGGAGCCTTGAGCTTGAGCACCTGTCCCGGCTTGAGTGGGTAAGGCGACTTGAGGCCATTCAGCGTGGCAATCACCTTCCACGAGACGCCTGTCTTTCGCCCGATACTGGAAAGCGTGTCGCCCGGCTGCACCGTGTACGTGCTCGGGCTTGGCTCCGGACTCCCCCCGCCCGCAGCCAGGAAAAGCGCCTTGGTGCTGATGGCCCCTGGGTCCCAGTGATCATTACCAGGGACCTGAGAATGCCCGAAGTGCCCACCCCTCGTCAGCCAAACATTCCGGTCCCGCTTCGCCGCACTCGCGGTCTTCGCCGGCGTACCAGCCGGGAAAGCATCGGGGATTCCCCAGCTTCTGATCGCAGCCATCAGCTTTCGAAAATTGGGGCCCGGCTTCCAATGGCCCGTGAAGGGCGTCCCGGCCCTGCCAAGTACCTCGATCTGAATGCATGCCTTGCCCGTCCGATTCGTGCGGGCCGCGCCATCATTACGCAGCGCTCGGGCGCTGTGCCCGAGAGGGCCGAATTGCCCGATCCTGTCTGTGGCAGGGCAGTAGAGAATGTGGGGCTCCGCGCCAATCTGACGCAGATACCTCTCCACCGCGTTGAAAGCCGCGTTCCCGTCGCCAGATTCTGTCGTGTGCCAAACAACGCGAGCCGGCCGGCCCGGCGAGTCCATCGGACCGCCAATAGTGCCGTCTCCAAGCCGCTCTGCGCCAGCAATCCACTGTGTACCCAAGTCGTCTCCTCTTGTTTTCGGGCATGAAAAAGGCCCGGCAGTCGGCCGGGCCGGTTGGTTCGTGTGCCGCGCTAGCGCGGTAGGCGCGCTACGGCTTGCGGGTCGAGCGCAGTAAGAAGCTGGATCAGCCTCGCGTTCTCCGCCTCGATACGCGTAAGCCGTTCCTTGATCTCCGCTAGGTCGTCTTGGAGCCGGTCGGCCCTGACCTTCTGGGCCTCTGCTTCCTCGCGCCATATCTGCGCAGTGCTGACTCTGAAAGCAGCCCAGAGCATGACGTACGCGCTGACGACTGCGGAGAGGCTGCCCGCTAGGGCGAGTATCTGAGTAGCCGTCACCCTGCCTCCGCCGCGGCGTCGAGCCGGAGCACGGCGCGCACCGAGCTGCCGTCTGCCAACGTGGCCGTTCCCTCGAAGAGGACAGGGCCGCGCTCCTGGTCGAGCTCGGCGACGAGCTGAGTTTCCGCGGCCTGCGCCGTGGCGGGGAGCTGCGCGGCGGGGACCAGGCCGGCCGCGTCCAGGGTGGCGAGCCCTCCGGGTACGCCCATGAGGCCGGCTAGATGGTCAGCGGTCCAGGCCCGGTCTCCGTGCGCGTCCTCCTGGCCCTGGTGCTGCCGTAGCCTGTCGCCCACGTCTACCGCCACCAGGGCCACGCGGCCGGCCCCGAAATCCACGTGAACGCGCTCGGGCCCACCCTCGACGTAGAACCGGGGGATCATCCCGTCAGCATCCGCGCGCAGCTCCGTCATCGGGCTCCCGTACTCGTCCGTGACAACGAGCTGCGTCGCCCCCTCTCCTTCCCCGTCCCATACAGTCCCCGTCGCGTGCGGCACGCGCCGGCCGTCAGCGTCCTCGGCTACGTCGGCCGCGGTCCCCCCAAATTGGATCTGCATACGCCTCCCTTCTACTCGTCAAACTGGTTCGCCTCGTAGACGCCAGAAAGCGTGAGCGTCCCCTTTCGCGGGATGATGCTCAGACCATCGAGCCCAGATTTGGTACTCACAGGACTTGGGATATACAGGAAGACGGCGCTTGGGGCACCGCCCTTACCGATTTTCCCAATGACATCCGAGAAGTTCGGCAATGCGGGGCTGACTGCCCCGCCCGTCCCGTTGTTGTCTATGTGACCTGCGATGACCTGCCCAGTCCGGCCATTCGCATGTACGGGAAGCGAAACGCCGAAAATCCAGTTGTCGCCGCTCAGCTTTACGTCGCTCGTCGCCGGATTTTCAATGACAACAGAGAACCAAATCATGTTCGGCGCTATCCAACGCCAGCGCCCCCACCGTGAGGACTCAGGAACCGTGCCCCCGCCGAGAAGGGCGGGGGTGTATGTCCTTGACTTCGCGAAATTGCGGGTGATGACATAGCCGTCACGAGTGTTGATTGCCTCATAGGGGCTGTCACCCCCGTTGTTGTCCATGTCGTAAATGAACGAGCCGCGAGGCTGTAGAGCCGCGCTCTCAGTCGTATTCCACGGATAGGCCGCAGGGCCCGGGACAGAGAACGGCATGCGCCCTGTGGCGCTTACAGAGGCGTTTCGGGCCCCCGCTACGACTTCATACAAGGGCATTTCCCACAGTCCGCCAGGCTGGCGCCTAGGCTGCGGAACCTGCGGAGTAGCGGCCGGCGCTCCCTGGACGAGCACAATATTCGCGCTGCTCTTCGCTAGGTCCACCTGAATCGCAATCAGGTCTTTCCGCGGCTTGTCGCCCGAATTCGCCGGCACGGTAATGCTCCTCGTGCCAGAAAGCTGATAGAAAAAGCCGCCGACCCACGCGGAGCCGGCGGCTATCTCGACCGTGCGATTGTCTAGCACCTTGGCGTAGAAGGGCAGCGAGGTAGAACCGTAGCTAGAGCCAGTGAGCTGGAAATTTACACGGTCCGGGCTCCACATGGTGGCCATAGACTGCCATTGCGCTTGCGCCACGACATCCATGCCGCCATTCGGATTTGCGGCATTGAATGGGTAACTGACTTCTGCCAAGGCATCACATCCTAGCTTCGAGCTTGCGCAGCTTCCGCTGCATATCGAAAACGGTCCGGTACAGATTCAAGGGCTCGCCGCTACCCTGCTGGCCGATCTTCGGCTTAATGTCCGTGGCCTTACCCCCGTCGTCTACGGACACGACGACTTCGCGCACCACATCTGAATACTCCGTGCCATCTACCGCCACGGTCACGATGTCACCGACGAAATAATCGCGCCCGAAAGCGCAGTCCTCCGTGTCGATCGGGTAAATCTGAAAATTGCCGTCCTTCTCGCCCTCTGCAAGAGCTTCGGCCGCAGCTTCTTTGGCCGCTTCTAGTGCGGCTTTGAATTCCGCGTCTGTCATCTCTTCGTCGGCCTTCACAGGTTCACCCGTGCCGCGGTTGATGCGTACCTGAATGTCTCGGCGATCCACAAAAACTTCGTGGGAGATTCCCCATTCGGCTTCGGACGCGCTGTCAACCTTCTGGTAGTAATAGCGGTTCTGGCCCTCACCCGCACACCCGACAATCGCCCTTGTCGCCCTTGGTGCGTTCAAGGTCCAGATGTATTCGCGGAGATTTCCTAGCTCGGTCGAGAAGCGCACGTCCTTTGAGCGGTCGCGGGGCTGGAAAATGTCAAGGTCCACCTTTTGCGTGGTGGGGTTGTAGATGAGGCGGTAGGCGATTGCGCGCCGATCGCACCACTCCTCGAATTTCGATCCGAGGACATCCCAGCGGACCACATCATTTTGGTGAAGCCCGATCGCTCGGTCTACAAGATTGAGTCCGGCCACCCGCCTATCAGGAAGGGCGGACGGCCCCATAGCCATATCTAGCTCACGAAAGAGAAGCTGCCCCGCTGTCGGGGCATTGTGCACATGCCGGACCTTCGGCACCTTGTATTGATCCGTAATCGGCCGCAGGGGATCGGGGAAAGCTAGACGCCGATAGGCAAGCTGATTGTGGCACTTGCCGCCGATGTAAAGAGAACCCGGACCAGTGTGCTGCACCGTCGTCCAATATTTTTGGAAGACATCGACCTGCCCAGAGAGTATGGGCTTAGCCACGCCATCTTGATAGATGGCGATGCCGCCCCCCTTCTCGATGATTTTTGATTGCGGCGTGCCGTCCTTGATGAGTAGCTGCCAAATGCCGGCCTGCACTAGTCGGACCGTAAAGTCAAGCGAGATCCATTCATCGATCTCGCCGACGCGCCGTAGATTCTTATCGAATACCTCAACTCGATACCCCAGAGTCTTGCCTCCTTTCTAGACATAGCTCGCGTACCGCGGCATGAGCTCTAGCGTCACGGCGGCCTTACCGCCACCTGTGACAATCGCTAGGTCTGCCTCTGTCTCTCCCGGCTCCACTGGCCAAAAGGCCGGAGCCACGTCCATACGCGACCAGTAATTGACTCCGGCACTGTCTTTGATGGTCTTCTTTCCGGGCCGCGTATCGATCGTGAGCGATTTGCCGGCTGGCACGAGGTCAGAGCCGTCAACGGGCGGAGAAGCCCGCAGCACTGCTTTCCGCGGCCGGCGCGGAGTGACCGGGCTCGTGAGTGCGAAAGACTTGATGGGCCCGTACAAGCGCCAAATGGGCCATGCGTCCTCGTCGCCGGGATTGCTGAGTGTATAGGGGCCCCCTAGCGCGCCCTCGGCCACGCGCAGCGGCAGGAAAGGCCGTGTCGTGCTCAGCATCGGGTCGCCGGACCCGAAATCCCACCTCCTACGCTCGGGGGCGAGTGGATAGAAATAGGGGTCCATCGCTTGGAAGGTGAGCCCATAGCGGGCCCACGTGAAGCCCGCTGTCTCACCCTCGGCACCCTCGGCGCCGCCCTCGTAGTAGGCGGAGAGCTGTCGCGTGTGGTCGCCCTCAGTGAAGCGCAGCAGACAATGGCCGTGCGCCGGGTTGAGAGCCTGGAAAAGCGCCCGCTTCAACTCGTTCACCGTCCGGCGATCGACGCCATACAAGAAAACGGGGATCATGACTTTTCGCGCCTGAGTCCGGGCGCTGCGGAAAATGGAACCGTCAAGACTCGGGCTCTCATCCGCGAAAAGGGCGACAGGCGGCATGTCAAGCCCCGTAGCCCCAGGCTGGATTAAGATTCCGGGCCATGCGCTGCTGTGGCCCGTGAGCGGGATTTCCTCGCCGCGGCCGGCCTCGCCGACCAGGACCACGCTCGTGCGCTGCCACTGCTCCGGCACCGGAGGCATGGGCTGGTGCTCCGGCGCCGGGCTCGTGACTCCTACAGGTATAGGCAGGGGCGATCACCTCCTTAGAGTGGGCTGTATAGGGCCTCCGCCTGCTGGAGGGCTCGCATAACTGCCTGCGGGGTTGGTTCGGTGCGGGCCTCGTGGACGTGGATCTCGTAGCGGGGACCGCCGTTCAACAGGGCCTTGGTCTCCTCGTGGTCCCAGACGCGCTCACCGCCGCGCATGCTGACCAGCTCGGGACCGAGCTCACCTACGAGCGCCAGGCCGGGAGAGGCAGAACGGGTCCCGGTCCAGTAGCCGCTGGTCCCTGCAAGCACCTGTGGCCAACGGGCGCCGTAACGGTGCGTCGCGTAATTCAAGCCCGCGTAGATGTTGGCGAGCGGGTTCATGGACGTTCCGTACGCCGACGGCTGCGTACGAGCAAAAGGCCCGGCATACGTACGGAAAGTCGGCCCGATTACCTGGAGCAATCCGACAGAAGGATGTCCCGCAGCCCAGTTGCTATCCCACATGTTAATGATGCTCGGGTTTCCTCCGGACTCCACCTGAATACGGTGGAGTACCGTGCTCAGATATTTGTGAGGTATTCCGAGCATCGTCATTGCCGTTTTAGCGACAGGCGCCCACTGAGTGACTGCATTGCCAGGGCCGGGCTTACTGCTTAGCCCTCCGTCGCCGGGCATGTCGTCAGTAACTCGACTGCCCTTATCGAAATCGAAGAGGCCCTTTGTGTTCGGCATCGCCTCCTTAGCTGTAGAAAGGAACTCACCCGCAACGCGTCCTGCGTATGCCTTCGGCGAGTCCATGATTTCCTTCACGGTCTCGAACATGGCGACGTAGTTATTGATCGATCCGCGAATGATCCCGTAGATGTCATCCACGCCGCCAGTGACAGCGCCTATCGGGTCCTTGACTACGGAGGTCACCGTGTCCCAGAGAGATGACGCGGACTCCAGTACACCCCCCGCTAGGTCATCCCAGATGCTGCCTAGGGTGTCCATCGAGAAGACGTGACCTAGGAAGCGTTGGCCGCGCTCCACGATGTTTCCAGAGCCCCGCCAAATGTCATCCCAGAAATGGTCCTTGAGCGTGGGCGCGACGGCGCCGCCGACAACTCCGGCCACCTGTCCCACGAGGGACGGAATACGGCGGAGGGCCTGCCATGAGTCCTCAGTGATCCAGTCGTACATGCCCCGGAATCGCTCCGCGGCCTTGGTGCCCGTGTATCGGGCGCCGATGTCGCCGACTCCGAGAATGCCTCGTTTCGTTGGCCCGCCGAGAGCATCGGAGGACGCATCCAGACCCATGACCTTTGTCGCGGCCTTGCCCATGGGGGCAATGTCCATCTCGGCTATGTAGTCCTTGATTGAGTCAAGGCTCAGATTTCCCTTGCCGGCGATGCCGCCGCGGGCATGGCGGGAAAGCTGGCCGCGAATGGCGGCCTCATTCCATGCATTGATTCGCGCTTCACCGAGGACGTTCGTAACTTCGGGCCGTAGGACCGCTTCACCGGGCGAGAGGAGAGCTGGAATTTTGTCTATCCACGGTGCATAGCCAGGAAGTACACCGCCCCCGCCCTCGTTGATGACGCCGCCACGGGCACGCCGGTTGGGCTTTCCTCCTCCGCCCCCTCCCGGTGCCTTGCCGGCGATGGACCCTAGGGCTTCATCCGTCCCCTTAGCGTGGCCCTGGGCCTTATCCAGGGCCCCGGCGAGATCTTCCACGCGCTTCGTAATGTCTTTGAGGGAGCGCTGATTCAGAAGACCAATACGGCCGGCCAGAGAGCCGGCTCCGGTACCCTGTCCGACTTTCTTGTACGCCTCATTGGCACCGGTTGTCACGGAATCAAATTGCTGCCGTAGCGCCCGGAGAGATCGACCGGCCAGATTGACGACTGCGGCAGAGACGTTTTTGGTTGCCTTCTCCGTACCGTTCGCCGCGGTGGTCGTGGCTTTGAAGTGATTCCGCAGTGCGCTCAAAGATTTGCCGTCGAGCTTGCCGACCTGATCGGCCGCCGCGCGTACGGCGTTTCTGAGCTGGTCTGTGCGCTTGGTCGTCGTCTCGATCTGCTGCACCCGCAGCGAGCCGAGTTTCCGGCCGTCGAGCGTGCGTACCTCGCCGCTCGCGTTGCGCACGGCCTTGCTGGCGCCGTCTGCGGCGGCCTTCACCGCGTCGAGCTGCTGACGCACCTGGGCCGCCCGCAAGCCGTCCAGCTTGCCTACCTCTGCGGCAGAGGTGCGGGTCGAGCTGGTGACGCCATCGGCCGCAGCCCGTACCGCGTCGAGCTCGCGACGCAGCCCGTTGGTAGGTGTGGTGTTGAGGGCCTGCGCTTGCGTCTGCGCCTGGCGTAGCGCGCCCTGGACCTGAGAAGCGGCGCCACCGACAGAGGCCCCGCCCGAGCCCGCCAGGGCATCGGCGATCTGTCGCATGGTCTGGCTGTTGACCTGCCGCAGCTCGTCACGGAGCTCCGCGGCCTGGCGCTGGGCCTCGGTTATCTGATCTTCGAGCGCCCGTATCTGCGCCCGCTGTGAGCGCGTGTCGTCGCTGCCGCCGCTCGTACCTATAAGGCCGTCCCACATGCGGCGGCCTAGGCCGCGCGCGTCGCCGCCTCGGTTGGTGGTCCGCTGCTGCCGGTAGGCAGCCTGGCCCGCCTGGGTGATCGCCTCCGGGCTCCGGCCTGCCTCGCGCGCCTCTGTGCGCGCGGTGCGCCGCGCCCGGAGCTGCTGACGCAGATTCCCCCCGCCCCGCGCTCCGCGCACTGCTCCGCGTGTAACTGCCGCTAGCGGAGTGAAGGCCCTACCCACGAGGCCAGTTACCTTGCCAATGACCTTCGAAAGAAGGCCCACGGCAAGAATGAGGGGGCCCCACTCGATCAGGAATTTGGCGAAAGCCTCCGCAGTCTCCGTGATGTACGAATGCTCTCGCAGGAACTCGGCGATCGACTCGATTGTGTCGGCGCCGCTCTCAAGAGCGTCCATGAAAATGCCCAGCGCCTTGGGCAGGGCCGGCCCGTACTCCTTGGCCATTTCTTGGAGTTGTTCAAGCAGACCGCCCCGGTACTCGTAACCGGTAATCTCTCCCTTCATGTCTCTAAGCGCGGTCTTCTTGCCCATCAGACGTTCACCGAGGGGCGTGTACTCGTAGATGCCCTGTTTGTTCTCCTTGGCGAAGAGGTTGCCGAGCTCGAAGGCGGCTCGCTCTTTCATCTGCTGGATGCGACCAGAGATGGTGGCGCTGGTGGTCTGCTCCGCGTAGCCCTTCGAGCCCTTTCGGCCGTCAGTTCCCTCCCAGTTTTTCAGGAGGGAATTGACGATCTCGACACCGGTCACGCCTCCACCTTTATTGGCGGGGGTGCCGATCTTCTTCCACATGGCCTCTGAACTCTCAAAGCCCAAAAGATTGGCGAGCTCTGCGGCCGGAATGCCTGTGGCATTCACGAGCTGCGTCACATTTCGAGTCGGAGCCCGGTCACGATCCATGATCTTGTCAATGGCGTACATGGCGCGGGCAAATTCCTGGGGGTTCAGGTTTCCCGCGCGGGCCATGCCGTCACCGATTGCACGGATCAGCTCTGTCGTCTTGGCGGCGGCCTTATTTGATGCAGTAGTACGTTTGTCAGGGTTCTTACTGAACCAATTTTTATCCGCACCGGCCATCGACCGAATGAGCTTCATTTGGTACTCGTGCATGACATCGATGCTGAAAGGCGTATCGATGGCGTAATGCTGAATGGCCTTCATCTGCTTGGCAGCCACGTCAGGAGATACGCCCGCAGCTCTAAGGCCAAGCTGTCCAAGCAGGCGTGTGTCCGCGTTCTTAACGCCTATCGCTGTAAGCGTGGAGCCGGCCACGGCCAGCGGCCCCAGAAATTTTTGCGTCAGAATGGTGCCGGCCTCGTGGATATGAGTGCCGACCTGGTCAAACCAGGTGCCGGTTCTCCGCAGTGACGTTTCAGCGCGCTTGAAAAAATTCTGAGTTGTCGTGGTGGTGTCCTGGATACCCCGACGAACGTCCCGAATCTGAGTCCGGAGATTCGCTATGGTGCGCTGCTGCGCGGCAATGCCGTCCTGGAGAGAGGCCCGCTGTGCCGCGGCTTGAGCTCGGATGTCCGCTATCTGCTGGCGTGTGGCCTCTCTCTGCGCCTGCACCTGCTGGCGCAGTGCCGCGCGCTGGGCCTGCACCTGTAGGCGCTGCTGGCGCTCGGCCTCACGTGTGATCTCCCGCTGCTGACGCTCCGCCTCCCGGCGCTGTTGCACCGCCAGGCGCTCGGCCTCGCGGACCCGCGCCCGCTCGGCCGCTATGCGGTCCTGCGCCGCGCGCTCCTCCTGGCGCACGGTCTCTCGCAGAGCTCGCCGGGTGGTGGCGGAGGCATCCTGCTGTAGCGCCTCCTGGCGGCGGTAGAAGTCGCGCATCTCCTGGAGCCGCCGGCCGGCCTCCTGGCCGTACTGGCGGGTGACCTCCCGCTCCAGGCGCTCGATCGTCTCGGCGCTGTCCTTGGCTTCCTTCACTGCGGCCTGCGCGGCTTTCTTCGCCTGCCGCGCTACATCACGCGGCAGCTCCTTGAGGCCCTTCTCCGCGGCCTCGGCGATCTCTTTTCCCGCTGCCGTGCCAATGCTACGGAGCTCAGCAATGATTTTGCCCCGTAGCCGCGACATTACATCGCGGTCGAGATCCGGGTAAATCTCAATGTAGCCAGAACCGACCTTGATAGGGGTGCGGCCTTCGGCCATAGGCACCCCCTTAAAGGTTGTTCATCTGTCCAAAGAAGCTGATGATCTCCTGTGGTGACGACATTTCCTGGCCAGACTTCTCGGCCGGCCCCTCGTCTTCCGTTTCTCCCGGCCGCGGAAGCGGCTCAGGGAAAGGTATATCCTTCGTGTCCTCCGCGTTCACCTTGATGGCGATGTAATTGGAGAGCTCTAGAGCATCGGACGCACGAGCGAGTATGTAATCGGAGTCAGACCACCGGGCCCGCTCGTCCATTGCTTGGAGCAACGACGAGCGGCCCGGCTTCTTCATCAAGGACTTAATCAGCACACCGACTCGGCGGATAGATAGCCGTCCACGCCAGAGGTCGAGCAGGTCCACGCCGAAGAATTCGAGTAGGTCCGCTTCGAGCTCATCAGGGTATTCCTGCACTAGGCGGACGGCATCAATCAGTTTCCCGATTGGATGGCCATCCCCTGAGCCTCAGTGACTGCGGTCAGGAGATCCGTCCAATCACCGAAAGACGCTCTCTCTTCGAACGAGTTCTTCCATGCCTTCCACTGCTTCTCACCCAAAATGAGCTTCGTGGCCTCAATCTCGTCATCGGTCTCGAAAACATCGATTGGCAGCGCCTTGCCCACGGGAATGGTGAAAACGATGCCGCGATGCTCGAAAGTAGTGGTCTTCTTCTCTGCGGCCTCGATCTGCTGGCCGGCGCTCTTGGGCGCGGTGGCGCTCTTCGGCTTCTTGGCGGTCATTCAGGCAGCTCCTAGGGGTAAGTGGAATTCAGGCAGAGGCGGACTTAGACAGCGTGCCGGGGGAAGTGGCCGGCGGCATGATGGACGGGTCATTCGTCAGCACGTAGCCAAGGCCACCCGCAAAGTCCAGGCCCTCTAGAGTCAATTCGTATTTGTGCGGTTCCTTGCGAGTGAGCTGAATGGCTCCGCGGTCAGAGACCATGGCGCGACTGATAACCACGCGCCACAGATAGCCCTTCTGCTGCCAGTCCACTACCAGGCTCACATCGGAGAATTCGGGAGTGGACGACAGATTCAATCGATAGACACCTGTCCCCGTCTCGCCGGTCTTGATCTCCGTCCACGGGGCGCCAAAAAAGTGCTCGGTGGTCACAGAATTGGTCTCGATAAAGGTGGACTTCACGGAGAAAGCGGCGCCGGTCACGATGTAAAGCACCGGCACGGCGCTTTGCCAGGCCGCGACCGGACTCGTCTCCACGCTGGGGGTAAGAGTGACCCCGCTTTCGTCCACGTAGCCGAAATCGCGGTAGCCGGGCGGCGCGGTCTTCCCGTCGCCGAGCTCGGTTGGTGGCTTAGTTCCCCCGGTCGCCCCATCCACGGGCGCCGGAGCAATGTACAGCGCACCATTAGGCGCGAAGCGGATCTTCTGAGCATTGTTAGCCATGGTCCTCCTGCGGGCATGAAAAAAAGCGCCCTGCTGTGAGGGCGCTTCATTGGTCGGTGGGCTGGCAGCGCCTCTATCGGCGCCGCCGGGTTATGTATCGCAGCATCAGGGCCCTGAGGGCGCCGGAGATGCTAGGGATAAGGAGTGTAGAAAACACTCACCTCACCTCCGTACACGTGCTCTCGCGAGGTCACATCCGGGATGTAGACCGGAGCTGAGATTTCCCCTATGTCCAGCACCTCAGCCCCACCCAGAATCATTCCGGGTAGATTCTCTAGCAATTCTTCACGAACGAGCAGAGCCAGATCAATGCAGCGCTTTCGATCGAGCGCATACACCTCGTACTCAATGTCAGCTCGATCCATGGCTTCGCGGACGACGCGATAGCCGCCCGAGTGCTCCAGATAGACAGTCGTGGCACCCGTCGTGTGCTCGGTCATGTCGCCGCGCACCGCATCGCGCGGAATGCTCGGACGAGTGCGGAGGAACTCGATCACGACCTCAACAGCGTCTACTGTCAATCGATCCTCATTTTGTAAAGAGCCTCCTTGAGAAAGCGCCGGCCCGGATGTTCACGACCCGACCGGTCCGTGAATCCGTCCTCCTGGAGCAGCGCATGACGAGCCCGCGGATTCGGCTCCACCGAGACGATCCCGTGCCAACCCTCGGACGTGCGCTGCATGATGGATTTGATATTGCGAGACACGGCGTTCCAAGGGGCCGGGCGACTCCGGCGACGCCTCGGGGCGCGGCGGATGGCCTCGACCTGGAGCTCGTCAACGCGCTGGGCGATCAGATCCCGCACCTGGGGGCCGCGGAAAAAGGGGGTCTCCCAGTTGGGGCGGAGGACCAAGCGCACGCGAGGGCGCCTCATGTGACCGCCCGCCACAGGCTCAGCCGGACGTGACGGCGAGAGGTCTGGGGGCGCCGCTTGATCGCGTCTACCTCGTAGCGGGCGCCGCGCACGAACACGCGGTCCGCGGTGGCCACGTCCACCCCATAAGGGAGGAACACCGCCAGGCGCTCAGCGGCGGGCCGGCGCCCCGGGTCGGGTTCCTCCTCCTGGCCCTCCTCCTCCGGCTGGACGGAGCCCAGTCCAGCCCAGACGCGTACGGCCTGGTCCCAGTCTGGGCGCGTCGTGTACGCGGTCTCTGTCCTGGCGACCGTACGCCAGATCTCTACGGGTTCAGTGAATGAGAGCAGGCGAACTCCCTTCTATGTCATCCTGGTTGCTGGTCCCCGCGTGGGCGGGGATGGCCCAAGCCAAGCAACCGTAGACCCGATACACACTCACTCGTCCCCGCGTGCGGGGTTGGCTCCGTGACGACGTGTGCGAGGTCAGCGAGGCTGGCGTATCCCCGCGTGTGCGGGGCTCACTCCCATACGCGCTTCGCTGCCAGATTGAGCGTCCCTGCGGTCGGTCTTCGGTACGGCCGGAGGGAGGCCCGCGCGGCGCCTGAGAGGGCCTGCGCCGTGCCGGCCCCGGCAAAGGACACCTCAACCTCTCCGACCCGTTCCGACTCCACACCCGGACTCAGCGCTAGCCACCGGATGACCTCGGCACTGGTGATGGCGACCAGGCCGGCCGGCGCCGGCGTGTGGCCCCAGGAGCCAGTCACTGTGACGAGCTGCCCGAGCCAGTGAGCGTCGCGCACCAGCTCGGTGCCGCGGTGCGTGTAGTCCGTGACGACAGCGCCGTCCTGGTGGACGGCGGAGATCGTGAGGCGGGTCCGGTACCGGAGGGGGATCGGGAGGGCCGGCCCGCCCTGCGGGTACAGGGCGAAGGTCGCACCCTCGCGGCGCAGCAGCTCGCGCCCGCAGTAGTCCTCTATCAAGGCGCTCACGTCCTGGAGGAAGGCGCTCACTCGCGGAGCCTCATCGAGGCCGATGGGCCGCCCGAGACGGGCGGCCACATCGTCTACCGTCGCGAATGCCAGATCAGCTATCGCGGCCCCGCTTACTGGCCGCGCTGGCAGTTCCAGCGGCCTTTTCCGTGATATTGATCTTGAGGCCGCGCACGAATTGTTCGCCGATCAAAACCCCCCGCGCCTCGTAATCTGGATCTTCCTTCACAGTCGCCAGGCCGTACATAGTGTCAAGGCCGATGGTGTCCGCCTTCTTGTCGTAGTCATAATCCACCAGCATCCTGGTAGCGATCCCGTTTACGTCCTGGACGGAGCCGGTAACCGCGCCCATCGGAATTGCAGGGCAAGCGGAAGCGAGGAGCATGGCCGACTTGTGGAAGACGTAGCCCTCAAGGCCGAAAGAATTGTGTGACACAACGTCAAACGTGTAGATGTTGCCGACCACTGCGCGCCGCAGGGCGTTCGTGTCGCCGCTGTAAGAAACCGCGACGAATTCGGGGTCCTTGATCAGGATGTTGTGAAATTCCGGACCCACGATGAGGTAGCGCTCAGAAACGGGAACATTCGCAATATCCATGTGCATCCGTGCATCCGCGAGGGCGGTACGGAGAGCCAAGGCCCTGTCAGCAAGATTCTGACGGGTGCCATCCGCAGCGGGAATGGTGACGTTGATGTCCCCGCCTACCGCCGCAATGGCTTCTGCGGAGAGACCTGCCCGAGTAATGTTCCTCTTAATGAAGCCGGCCGTGGTGTCATCGAAATACTCGGCAAAACCCCGAGTCAGCTTGGAGAGCACCTGGGCGCCGAAGCGCTTCAAATCAAAGGCTATCTGCTCCATGCTCAGCGTGGTGCCATTCTGAGCCAGCGTCGTCAGGCGGACCGGGAACCGCGACTCGCGAATGAAGCCGTCCGGCGCCCGACGAGGCGCGGTAGGCAGCGGCCGATCCGAGGCCGCGGCGAATCGATCGCTGTCGCCCTTGATCGGGTTCTCGATCGGCGCGGAGATTCCGGATTCCTGGACCTTGATTCCGCGGCCCTCCCGGTTGACGTTGATCACATCGCCCACGCCGCCAGTAAAATTGAGCTGGCTATAGCGGGCAGGAATCCCGCCCAAGGTGAGCTGTCGATCCAAAAGGCCCAGTGCCGCAATGGTCACCTGAACCGGGTTCAAATTAAATCGATGCGTGGTACGCGCCATGTATAGCCTCTCTGCTAGGGAAAAGGGATTTAGAGGAAGCGACCGTCAGTGATCATGTCGGCGAGCTCGGTCGGGTTCATGCTGGAAATGTCCGATCCCCGAGACGGAAAGGTGCCGGCTCCGTGGAGCTCGGGGAAATCCGGCCGAGCCTTGATCTTTTGCTTTTCGATGTAGTCACCGATGCGCTCGGCGCTGGGCCGGCCATCCTCGCCGGTGAAAGCCGTCAGATTCAGGTACTCCAAGGAGTCGGCCACGTCCACGCCGGCCGAAGCGCCCTGGGCGCGCAGCTCCGCCTTCACCAGCTCCGCGCCGAGCTCGGCCAGGACGCCGCGGCGGGCCTCGGCCTTGGCGTCTTCTAGGGCGCGTTCCTGGTCCGTGAGCTCGGCCTGTCGTGCGGCCTCCAGCTCGGTCCGGAGCCGGGCGGCCTCCTCCTGGGCCTGCGTCAGCGCGGCCTGGAGGGCAGCCGGCGCAGTCTCGGGGTCGGTCTTGCCCTGGCCCTCGTCGGCCGGGGCGCCGGTCTCGGTGCTGTTCTCGTCGCTCAAAGCGCCTCCTAAGAGTCTTCGTTTAGCTTGCGGTTGACGTTGCCTGAGTTGCCTTGCGGCGGTTTAGAAGCCATTTGGCGGGCCGTTTTCGGCTGGGGAGTCGCCCCAAAGCCCCCACCTGTTTCAGGCTTAGGGCCGATATGTTGGAGTTCCGCTGCGGCCCGTGCATCTTCCTTCCGCCACTCGCGGAAAGTAGCGATCTGAGCATCTGAATAGCCGGCGTCTGCCCAAAGTTGAGGCAAGGGCACATCCAATTGATGCAGCTTCAAAAGCGCGTCAATATGCTGCGCCTCAGTTCGATACTCTGGGTCACGCCACACAGTTTCCATGTCGTATGCGTGCTGCCGCTTGTCGTGTTTGATGGCAAAGCACAAACGAATTACCTGTTCCCAGGACTCGCCGAAGCCCCGAAGGCGCTCTTTTACCTTCGCGACTAGGCCGGCTTCGGCCGAGAGAATTGATTCACCCGAAGGGAAAGTGGTCCCGTTGGCTAGGAAGTAGGTGGGCGGAGTTCTGGAAATGCTCGCGAGGTGCTGCACGAGCATGCTGATCAAGGTCACCCAGTTAGCGAGGTCAGCCGCAGCGAATGATCCGAAACGGGCTTGAGGGTCCTCGGCCTGCAAGAGCTTGTCCACGGCCACTTGAAAGGGCTCGACCGGATTCCCGTTCTCGTCCTCTGTGATCTCAAGACCGCTGACGAATTTCTGCGGGAAAGCCGCCGTCTCAGACGCCATCAGCGCGTCAGAGATCACTTTGTTCACTGCATCCTGGATAGGGATCACATCGGACAGCTCTGAGCGGTCAACGCCGCTCAGTCGCAGGCGATTCCGGAATGGGACGATGGGAACGATGTCCAGAGGATTCGGGCCCCGCGTGCCCTCTTCCCAGGACTGCCCTGGCCGGGTCTCGTAGACATATTCCGGAGTCCATAGCGTGGCCCAGTGCCGACCCCAGGAGTCCACATGAAAGTGAGCTGCTGCCTCTATCTCCGTGATAGATCCGCGGCGGTACTCGACCGCCAGATTGCGGGCCTCGATAGGGCTAATCTTCGGCTCGCTGGTCTTCTCGTCAGGCCAGACGAGGACGTACGCGACGCCCTGAACCAGGCTATCGAGGTGTACCGCACCGCTCAGCGCGTCCATGCGATTGCGCTGCCAAATGTGTCGAGCCTGGTCGTCTGTGCCTGGGGACTCCGCCAGGCGAAAAGCTTCGACATGCATTCGCTCCGTGCACGAGTCCACGATGAGGCCGCAGAAATTATCCCGCCACGTTTCGAAGACCTCGCGAAATTCGTGACGGTACCGCATCTGGGCAAAAGCTAGCCGCTGATGCTCGCCATCGTAATACTCGACGTAGCCGTCTAGTTCCGGCCGCTGCTGGGTCAGCTTTCCGTAGAGATACCGGAGCCAGTCAGCGGGGCTTTCGGGCGGGGACATGGCGCTATGGCCACCGGGGGGAACTATCAAATAACCTCCTTCCTAGAATCCGACGACACGGGCACGCCTGATCTTCATGCGCCCGTCCGCGATAGCGTCGGCGCGAGCCTCCAGAGCCAATACGCCACACATGGCGAGGTCTATTTTTCGCTTCGACTTTGGGTTCTCCTTCTGAATGAGAACGCCGGTTGATGAGCCCTGCGGTACCTCGCGTTTCACGGCATTAAGGACGTGCGTCGTCAAACGCTTGTCCCCGTCGTGCTTGAGATCCCGAGAGGTGACCGCGGAGCGGAAGCGCTCAATGGCCTGGACTGTCCGCGTGATCTTATTAGTCCAGAACTCGAAGACGATATCCGTGCCGTGCTTGATGGCCCATCGCCCGATAGCCTCTTGGAAGTACGGAGGATCGCAATAAACCCAGAGCACGCGATAACGGCGGAAAGCTTCATCGATAGCGGCCTCGACCGCGAGTGCGTCAACTTCCCAATCCTCGGGCGCATTCTCCGGTCGCTGCCACACGGCAATCACGAACAGCTTGGCGTCCCGCATTCTGACGCCCACGATCCCGGTCGCGTCATTTCTGACACTGCCGTCGAAACCGATCGCGATCATGTCGCCGTCGCGTATCGGGTCGCCCTCCGACAGGCACGCTTTCCATTCAGCCGCGTTCATCCAACCGTCGGATGACTCGGCGATCTGGTTGAAGTAGAAGCGGCAGTATGTCGAATCCGGTGTCGTGCGGTCGTAGAGAATGGTCCGCATTAGACCGTCGATATCGGCCCACACGGCATCGCCGTACGCCTCTATGAGCGCCCGGCGTACGGCCCGCGCGGTGCGTAGGTCTTCCAGGGCAATAGAGCCCTCTACGCAGTCATAAAGCCAGAAGCCTTGCAAGACCATTTCTGACTCGTGGATGATCTGCGCAACGCTACCTTCGAGCGGGTTGTATGCGTTGGTGGTACAGACCCACCGAGACCCCATCTTGGTTGTCTTTTCGACATTCCTTTTCAGGGTCTGGTAGAAGTCGGGCCCGCCATTCGTGCCCACCCAATGATGGACCTCATCCATGAGAACGAATCACGCATTCACCAGGGCCCCAGCAGGGGTCAGCCCACCGGGGCCCTGGCAAATGTCGGGCGGTTCCCTTCATTGGTTCGGCCCGCAGTCGCCTTGGGCCTGATCGACCCCGGCTTACCAGACTTGAACTGAACGATCGATTTGCCGATCTCAAGCCCGAATTCACGCTCGGCCGGCGACTCCGACAGCATTCCGCGGATAAAATCGATCGTCTGCTCTGTCTGATCGAGCGCCGTCGCGCCAACCTGCACGACAGGCAACGGCACGGCCTTACCGACGGGCAGGCCGAACGCGTCAAAATGACTGAACCGACAGGGCCCTAGGAATTCAACAATGGCCAGGGCCGCCAACAATGGCGTCTTCCCCCAGCCTTTCGCACGGCGCAGAGTCGCAGCGCTGTACGCCCATGTCCCATCGGGATTAATGGCATAGAACCACAAAACAAAGCGGAGCTGTTCCGGCGTGAACTGCCAGCTCTCGCCGGCGCGCTCACCGTCAGGCGTGACGATGTATTTCTGAGCCCAACGAATGATCTGGTAGCCGAGAGTTTCACGGGGGCTCGGGACCCCTATCGGAAGATTCCCTGTCTGCGCGGGTGATCACCTCCTATGGTCGCGGCCAAGGCGGATTGAGCTGTTTCGCCCACCGCTGCTTCGATTCTTCGGGGTGCGCACTCTGCCGGTTCCTTGAAGGCCGATTCCAACTCCCGCCCGCGGACGCGCCATCCCACACCCACCCGGAAGCCATCAGGGATACGCCAGTCTCACGGCAAAGAATGAATGTCTGTATGTATTCAAAGCCCATGGAGTGAGCCGTACGAGCTGCGGCCCCGTAGAGTTTGGAACAGCCGTTGGGTATTCCATCAGTGACAAGGCGGGTCACTTCCGCTACGGAATCTTGCGGGGTGAGTCGGGCGACAGGGCGGCCCACAATCGCGGCGCCATGTGCTTTGCCGTTCGCATCAAAGAGGCCGATGCTGAATCGGTGCCCCTGCACCGGAGAGTGATGCCGATGCCAGCGAGCGACAAGCGAATTAGCCGCTCGCAGAGTCAGCGGACGAACGTGTATGAGCCTCACCTGCTTCGGTATTTAGAAGGCGGTACAGCTCCTCATCCATCGTGAGCGCGGGCGGTTCCTCGGGCGTATCGCCCTCGGGCTCGTCGGTGCCGGGCTCCTTGACGGAGATACGCAATCTGGCGCGATCCTCAACGGTCGCACCCCACTTAGCGACTCTCTGACGGATTTCCGCAGCCACTTTCGTATCGCCCTGAAAGAAGGCGTCCACGAGCTTTGTAGTCACTTCGAGCTCAGCCCAGTCGGTCTCAAGCCAGGTGACTGTCTGTGGGGCGCGTGTCCACGTCTCCCAGAATCTCTTGGCCCCCGCCGTCTTGATTCCGAGAGCTCGGGGGAGCTCCCGGCCCGGCTGGAGCTCAGGTGTGAGCTCCTGGGCGTGGGGGTGCTTGTTCCTGCGTACGGCGTTGGACTTCGGCTTCGGCCCTCGGGTCACGGCAGATGCACCGCCGGGAGGTCGAGGTCGTACAGCTCCGCCAGCTCGTCAAGCTCGATGAGAACGAGCTGCCGCCACTCGTGGCGCTCTGTTGCTCGGGACGGGCGCCGCTCGCGTGGCTCCTGGCGCTCGTCCTCCTCCTGGTCCACGGTCAGGGCCTCCTGGGCATGAGAAAGGCCCCGGGGTTTCCGGGGCCGGAGAGAAGAGAGAGGGACCGCGCTACAGGGCGCGGTCCTCTGCGGTCTTGTCGCGATGGCAGCCAGCGCAGAGCGTCTGCGCGTTGGTCAGGTCCCACGTACCGCCGCGGCTCACAGGCGTGATGTGGTCCACGGTCAGGGCCTCCTGAGACCCACACCAGACACAGGCGTACCCGTCCCGCCGCAGAGCCTGCGGGCGTACCCTCCGCTCCCATACGCGCCGGGCTGCCGCGTGTCGCAGCGAGTTCCGCGCGCTGGTGCGGGACCAGGGCGCCGGGGCATGGTCCCCACACTGGCCGGCGCGGACGACCGTCCGCGTGCAGCCGGCCCGGTAGCAGATCTGTGCAGCTCTAGGCAGAGTCACACCTCTCGGAGTAGGACAAATGAGCCCCGGGCGGCTGCTGATCTGGCGCCCGGGGCTCGACTAATGACCAGGATTGAGCAACAAACAACTACAGACAGATACCTCACAGATACCTCTAAGAGGAATCAGTCATATGGACAGCCTTTGGGGGCTGTCCATATAGTGACCTGTTTAGTTGCTCTCCTGTTTAGTTCTCACTAAGTATGTACGTGTCCTCGGCAGGGCCGTGGGACGGAGGATCGAGAAAGTGTGACGCAGGTCACTGCATCGGTGCCCGTGTGGTGGTCAGCGGGTTGCCTAGGCGCCAGAGCGGCGACTAGGCTCATCTGATTGAGCGCCGGTATGCCCGCCCATTGCTTGGATACTTCGATGCCCTTGCCCAACGATCACATCTTGCTCCAAGAGTTTTACGCCGGGCTAACTCCTGTCGCCTTGGCTGAGAAATATGGGGTCACCCGGCAAGGTGTGCAGTGGCGGTTGAATAAACTGGGAATTTACATACAAGGCGACAACGCCCGCATCAATCAACTGTTGCCCTGGAACCTAAGTGGGCACCCCCGAAAGCGCGCCTATATGCAGCAGCGCAGCTATCGAGGGGCCCGGGCATACATGCAGCGACAGCAAGGCCAGGAACTTTCACAGCGGGCCGTGGATGACCTTGAAGCGTTCGAAAGGCGTCTTTCGGCGGGGCAAATTCTTGCGTTTGACCCGGAGAGCGGATTTTCCTATGTTCAGCGAACTCCGGAAGATGGGAACCTGATTTTTCGCTGGCCTAGTGAGGCACCTCTACCGAAAGGCGCAGAACTGAGGGTCGTTCAATGGAGCACTTAACTGCATACGCGTAGTACCCGCGAACCGCTCAGGGCTCCCGCCCTCCTCTCCTATTGCCCGGCCTCAGATCTGCCGTACCAAGCGCCCAGAGTGAATTGCGAATCGGTGCCAGTCATCTCGTAAAGATCAGACACTTCTTTGCCTACGGTGCGTTCGCTCAAGTCCAGGTGGGCCGCGATTTGCTTGATCGTTTTGCCGCCATCCAAGGCTCTTAGAATCGACCGCGCACGGTCGGACATCTCTGGAGCCTGGCGGCACCTTTCGCCGGCCCAGGGGCGAGCCTGAGCCCATTTCTGCTCGTACTCAGCCGCGATGTACTCCGCGAGGGCAGGGTGGGTCACAACGTACGCGGCTTTACTGTCTGGGTCTGCCAGATGTGTGCCGATGAAAACGATCCGGCGATCCACAATGACCATGCGCTCAAAGGGCGCATCCAGCGTCCGCACTTCCGCGCCGGCCCGGGTCACTGCGGTTGCCCACTCGCGCTCCTCTTGGCGGGCGCGAGCACTACCCGCGTAGAGAGTGCGAAAGCTTAGGCCGCGGTTAATCAGGTGAAGGTCCCGTTCCACCGACCGCCGTAGCATCCCAGTTGGGCGGCTGGTGGGCTGGGCGGTCCACACGCACGTCGCTGCTCCGTCAAGCGCCTGCGCAATCCTTGCGTTCGCCGCATCGGGCGTGGCGAGGAATGCCACGTGCCCTGGCCCCGCGCCCGCGACGCTGGCCCCCACTGCGGCCACGGCATCCGCTATCTGACTCATCTGGTGTAGGTGATGAATGATCGCTGCGCGCTCCGACCGCACTCCGTCTTGGACTGCGTGATGCAGGTCTGCGGCCACGTACCGTCGGGTAGACGGCTCCCGGACTGCTAGGCCCAGTTCGATCAGGTCGCCCAGTCCGGGGGTATCTGCCTCGTGGGCCTCGCCCGCGTGCAGAGCGGTCAGAGCCGCTAGCGCCTCGGAGGAGAGCCCAAGATCGTGCGAGGTGTCGGCATGTCCGATGTGGGCCCCTTTTCCGGGACCACCCTTTTCTTCCACTTTGACCTTCCTCCTTCCGCAGTGCAGATATATGCAGCCATCGTCACTTGATCTCACCCTGCCGGCTAGGCAGAGTACAGGGAGTCACCAGCGGGGCAGGTTGTCCCAGAGTTGCACGGACGCCGCAGGTCAGGGCGCCAGGCGCGCGAAGCGGGGCAGGTGCCTCCTACGCGGCGTGACATTCGGAGCAGTCGAGAGGGCGGGGACTAAGCATGCGGCATATGCGTCGTGTCCGGAAGTGGGTATCTAGCGTCGCGCTGATTGCGGCGATAGCAGTGGGTGGGGTGGCCCTGTCCGCCTCCGCCGTGGAGCGGGCCGCAGGAGACCCGAACTGGTCCAGTCAGGCCGATGAGGGCGCGGTCCAGCCCGCGCCCGAGACCGAGTTGCAAGACCCCAACTGGGGCTAGCAGGACAGCAGCAGCACACAGGAGCCAGGCGGGGGCCCTCTGCCTGGCTCCGATCGTTTGGGGGTGGGATTTTATGGCTAGACAGCTCGTGCGACCCGTTCTCTTGGGAGTCCAGGCGGTAATGAGTACGGCCCGCGTAGCTTCGGTTCGCGTGGCGTATGCCTCTGACTGTGTGCTGATTCACGAAATCACAACGCAGGTAAATGGCGTCTATTTCTTCGTGGTAGAAAGCGATGTCGGCGTAGATCGTGGGGCCGCAGAACTGCTTGACGCGGCCCTCGTCGCCCCGTGGCGAGAGTGCGTTGTTTCGACAGAAAGACACGCGCGCCCACACCCGGACCTGCTATGGTCCGCCGCGTTCGCGATTCACGCCGTTGCATCTTCCGCACTATTCCATGTGTCAAGTCAGGAGTTGGATGTCAGAGCAGCTAGCTAAGGTCGCCCGTATGACCCGCTCAGTCAGTCAGCTAGAGCAGTATGAGCAGTGCGGGCACCAGTATTACTTGCGCCGCGTGCAGCGAGTGACGCCGCGGCCGGCAGCCTGGTCCCACCAGGGCACGGCCTTTCACTCCGCGATCGAGGCGTACGAGCGGAGTGGCCGGCAGTTGGCAGTCGGCGTGGTCACAGAGATGTTCAGCGATGAATACACGTCTCTGACTACTCGCGCGATGCGCGAGGAGCCGCGCCTAGACCGGTGGATGACCGCTGGCCGAAAGGCTCCTGTAGCTGATATAGAGGACCGCCACACGCTGGGGCGGGAGCAAGCTGCGGCCTATGTGGCGTGGGCCCAGGACAAGGGTCCGAGCATTTGGAAAGCACCCGACGGTAAGTTGGGCATCGAATTGCACTTGACAGTCGAGATCGGAGGCGTCACTGTCCAGGGCTATGTAGACCAGCTCCCCGTAGAGCCGACTGGATCAGTGCGAGTGCGTGACCTCAAAACAGGCTCCATGAAGTCGAAATTCCAGCTCCAGACATACGGGGTCCTTGTGCGTAAAGCTCTCGGCCTGGAGGTCGAGCGGGGCGATTGGTACATGGCCAAGAAGGGAAGCCTGTCCCGACCGGTAGACCTGGCACAAGTGCCCGAGGAGGAGATAGGTCGGCGCTTTGCGGACATGGACCAGGGTGTCAAGGCTGGCCGCTTCCCAGCGTCCCCCGGGTTCCACTGTCGGTTTTGCGATGTCTCACATTCGTGCTCTTTTTTTTCGTCTTAGACTTGCTTTGTGGTGGGGGCATCGTATGTATTCACTTACTCAGTCGGCGGGTCTGCGGGGGGAAGAGGGTGAGCCCCTGCCGCAACCGTGGACGGGGCTCGATCGGCTCGAAGTCCAGTTCAGACGGGGAGAGTTCTCCCTCGTGGTGGCGGGCCCGGGTACCGGCAAGAGTCTTTTCGCGCTGAACCTCGCTATCCGCAGCAACGTCCCGTGCCTGTATTTCAGTGCCGATTCCACGTCTACAACGCAGACGGTTCGAGCTACGGCCATGATCACAGGAGGGGACGCGAAGCGGATCAAGAAAGCTCTGCTTGACGATGCCTTTGAGCAGTATCAGGGCGCGCTTAGTGAGCGTTGGTGGATTCGTTTCGACTTCTCGGCTCGACCCACACTGGCCGCTATGGAAACGCTTCTTCTGTGCTATCTGGAGGTCTTCGGGGTCTCGCCGCACTTGATAGTGGTGGACAACGTGACCAACGTGGACGCCGGACGGTCGGCGAATTCAGACAGTTTCGCGTTCGCCCTTGAAGACCTATTCGAATACCTTTCTGAAATGGCTCGTGAAACCAGCGCGCATGTGCTAGGGCTTCACCATACAACCGGAGAGTACAGCGACGGATTGCTTCCGACTCCGCTCTCTGGCGTAAAAGGCAAAGTGGGCCGAGTTCCGGCGCTTGTGATCACCATCCACAAGGGGGATGGCGGCGACGGAGTGCGCATCCTGAATGCGAGTCCAGTCAAGAACCGCGAGGGCTTCGAAGACTCGTCAGGCGGCACCTTTGCCAGCCTGACCCTCGATCGCTCAACTCTCCTGCTGGAGGACGTTGAGACCGAACTACCCGCAACTTTCGCTACCCAGTAAATTGCGTTGAGGAGACGGATCAATGAGCGTAATGGAGCAGGCTTTTAAGGGTGGTTTCGTGGCCGAGAAGGAGTTCGGCTTCATGCTGCCGACGCGCTTCCCGGACCTGGATCTGACTGGAGTGGACACGTCCGGTGTCGCCCTGGTGGTGCGAATCGCCGACGCGAGACACTTGAACGTGCGCTACCTCGCTAAGGTTCTGATCGGTGCGGCGAGTGGCGGCGTGAAGACCGCCGTAGTCTGCCGCCGCGACGGGGGGTCGGCTCGGGCTTTCCCTCTCGGTAATTTCTGGCTCATGGTGGCCGAGACCGACGAGCTGAAAAGGCAGCTTATAGCCGAGCGTCGTATACGCGCGGCGGGCTGATGGCGGAGCCTCGCAAGGGGTATCGCCCCTGTGCCAAGTGCGAGCGGAGTCGAGCAGAGCGCTTCTACAGCGGGCCTCGGGGCCGCGTGTGCCAGAGCTGCCGGAAGGCCACGCGGCGCCGGTCGTCCCGAGACGCACGGATCAGGGCCACGTACGGCCTGACGGCGGAGGAGTACGCCCGCCTCCTGGAGCACCAGGGCGGCCGGTGCGCCATCTGCCTGGAGACCCGCCGCGGGCACCTGGCGGTGGATCACTCGCACCAGTCAGGCGCGATCCGCGGACTCCTCTGCGGCCGGTGTAATGGCACGCTCCTCGCCAGGGGAGCGAGGGACCGGCCCGAGGTACTGCGCCGAGCTGCTGAGTACCTGGAGAGCTACCCGTGTGACGCGGTGCTGGGGCGCCGCTACGTCCCCCCTGCCGCATGAGCCGGCCCTCTATCGGCGCTGTGCTCCAGCACTACTACGGCATCTCCGTCCGCCAGGACCACACCGGCTATCAGCGCATCAGATGCCCGCTGCACGCGGACTCGTCGCCTAGCGCCTCCGTCAACGTCACGGCGGGCAGATGGGCCTGTTTCGTCTGCCGCCTATCAGAGGACGCGTATGCGGTAATTCAGAGAGAAAGAGGGTGCTCATTCGCTGAGGCCAAAGAATTCGCACATTCCGCATTCGGTGGAAGCAGCCAAGACCTACCACCATCACTACCCGGGGAGTCCAGCGGAAGCCTACGTAAAGGCACGCGGACTCGACAGCCGGGCCGTAGCATTCGGCCTCGGATACGTAGCCGATTCGGCAATACCTGGTCATGAGCAATACCGGGGATACCTGGCGATCCCTTATCTGCGCCCCGCCGGGGGCGCCCACGGGGTGGCGACCATCCGTTTCCGCTGTATCGCGGATAAGTGCGTCAAAGATGCGCAGGGGCGATATCTGGTAGCGCAGGGACTCAAAGAGACCCACACTGGTCATGGCAAATACTTGAGCCAGTCAGGCGATCCGCCCCGCATTTTTAACTCGGCTGCCCTCGTTCAAGCGAGCCCTTACCTAGCCCTGCCAGAGGGCGAGCTCGATGTAATGGCATGGGCCGTGGCCGGCGTACCGGCCGCAGGAATCCCGGGCACAGGCTCTTGGCGGGACTACTGGGCTCCCGCTTTCCGCGGCTATCGCACGGTCTATCTCATTGCCGAGGGCGACGAGGCCGGACGCAATCTCATGAATGATCTGGGCGCCAAGTTGCCCAATAAGCAGATCGTGAGACTCCCTGATGGTCAGGATTCCAATTCACTGCTCCTCGCGGAGGGGCCCGCACGGCTGAGAGAGAGGCTAGGTATTTGAAATATCGAGTTGGACAAGAGGTGCGGCTATCCACCACCTACGGGCGATGGGTCATGTACCCGCCGCGTATTCGTAAGGGGCGCATCGTGAGCGTCACCGAAGAGGCCGGGGCCTGGTATCCGTACGGGGTGCAATTTGAGGGCCGCAAAGGCGGCCTCATTTACGTCTCTGAGCATGAGATAGAGGAAGTTCCGGTGGCAGTGGATAGCGTCGAGGCCCCTCCCCACTACCAGCTAGGCGATGGGCGGCAGGCGATCGACATCGCGGAACTGCTGACTTTCAATCGCGGTAATGCCGTCAAGTACCTCGTCCGCGCCGGCCGCAAGGGCGGCGCATCGGAGCTCGAAGACCTGCGTGCGGCGGCGTGGTATGTCGCTCGGGAAATCGACCGCATTTCAGGAGGGCAGAGCAGTGACCATCACGGATGACACGCTGATGAAGACGCTACGCCAAGTCGTGGCGGAGAAGCCGACTCATGTCTACGAGGGCCCGGAGTACTCGGAACGTGCCGATGACTGTCTCTACGTGCATCGCGACGAGACCGGCGCCATTGAGGGCCCCGGGTGCGTGATGGGGCATGCGCTCCACCGGCTAGGCGTACCCCTGGAGGAGCTAGCCCTATACGAGGGCCTGGCCATTGCATGCGTGGTCGGCCACCTGACTTCTGGGATATCGCAAGGCACGGAAGAGATCCTACGGCGGGTGCAGACTCTCCAAGATGAAGGCTCGCCGTGGTCTGAGGCGTACGAGCTCGCCACCGGGCACAGCGCCATTTCGGAGCCGCCTAGTGGCGACTAAGCGAATCGTCGTCATCTCCGACACTCAGATCCCGTATCACTCGCCGCGGCATCTCAAGGCGCTCGTTCGATTCATTGGCGAGTACCAGCCTGACGAGCTGTACCAGATCGGGGACCTAAATGATTACCCCACGCCGTCCCGGTGGAGCCAGGGCACCCGCACCGAGTACGAACAGCGTGTGCGGCGGGACTCCGAGACGACTAAGCGGGTTTTCCTCAGCCCCATCCGGCGAGTGTACGAGGGCCCTTTCGGTATTCTGGAAGGGAATCACGATCTGCGACCGCGGACGTATCTGAGCGCTCAGGCGCCAGCCTTGGCGGAGTACGGGCCCGATTTCCACTTCTCCAAGCTCCTGGATTTCGACGGTTTCGGGGTCGATCTCATCGAGCCTTTCCACGAGGTGGGCCCGGATACCGTGCTCATGCACGGTCACGAGATCAAGGGGCTATCACAGGAGTCGGGTAAGACCGCTCTTCGTCACGCCCTCAAGGCCGGCACGAATGTCGTCATGGGGCACACTCACCGACTCGGCGTGATGCGTACCGGAATTGGCTACGGTGGCCGACGCGTAGTGCGGTGGGGTTTCGAAGTCGGGCACCTCATGGACCCGACTCACGCTACGTACCTGGGGCCGGGTGGCGTTGCGAATTGGGGCGCGGGTTTCGGGATTCTTTATGTGAGTAGCCGGCATGTGGCGCCGTGTGCTGTGGACATCGCGCCGAATGGTGAGTTTATTGTCGAAGGCCGCGTTTATGGCGGCGTCCGAAGGGGCGCGGGCGGAAGGTTCGTGAAGGCGGCATGAGCAGTGAAGTTGACTGGGGCTACATGGCCAACCTTGCGGATCGGGTCGCGCGTTCCATAGCCCGAGGGTGGGCGGTCGTGGAAAAGGATGACGTAAAGCAGGAGATTTTGACTCATGCTTACGCTAAGCGGCCCATCATCGAGGAACACCAGGACAGTGAGCCGTTCCTGTGGGATTTCTTCAAGCGGGCTGGGATCAAGTACGCGAGCAGAGAGAGGGATGCCCGTGACCTAGAAGACGGACAGTATTCCTACACGCCACGCGAAGCGCGCATTGCGCTGGCGAGTTTCCTCTACACCGACGAGGAGTTGAGCGAAAGGCTCGGGCGCCAGGATGACGTGTTGCAGTGCAGGGTGACGGACAACATCATGAGCGCCCGCATGGACGCCTCACTGGCCCTGAACCGCCTCCCACGCGCGTCACGTGAACTCCTCACGCGTCGTTATGTGCAGGGCTTGCCCCTGTCCAACGACACCGAGCGGAAGGCCGCTAACCGGGCCGTGGACGCCTTGGCGCGGCAAATGAATCGTGAGATACGCAGAGCTAAGACATAGGAGTAGCCTTTGAATTTCCCGAATCCCTTTGATGGCCCGAGCCCGTGGGGTGAAACCGACAAGCCTAAGACTGCTGATGAGGAAGTTCCGGATGCTTTCCGGCCCTACAAGATTGGCATGACGCTTAAGAGTGGCCCGGGGTATGAAGCCGAGTGGATCACCCCGGCTGTGTATGGCCGCACTGCCGCAGAGGCGGCCCAGGCTGCCGTAGACCTGCTGACTGCTTTGGCGGCGAAGGGTGTCATTCCCACCACCTCCGCGGCGTCCGTCGCCGTCCGCCAGGCGCACCAGCCGGCCAAGCCGGGCGCTGCGGCTGGTCCTGGTCCTGGTCCTGGTCCTGGCGCTCAGGCGCCCGCCCCGGCCGCTGCGGCGCCGACCTTTCAGGCCGGCCGCGTTGTCCTCCCTGACCAGCCAGCGGATGCCTGCCCGCATGGCCGCACGTTCCGGGAGGGTACCGGCAAGGCCGGCCCGTGGGCGGCCCAGTTCTGCGCCGGACCGCAGGGGGCCCAGTGCCCCCCGCTCTGGCGTCAGAAGGACGGTACTTTCAAGGCCAATGGCTGAGCTGAGTTAGCCACGGGGGCCGGGCGAAAACCCGGCCCCCTCCTTGGAGGCGCCTTTGAGACACCTGTCTTACCGCCTCAAAGGGCAGGCGGTGAATATCAATGTGGTCGAGTCCGCGGAAGACTTGATTGCCTTTCGGCGCTTCGTAGAGACACACGGGGAATTCCTCGGGTTCGACACAGAGACCACGGGCCTTGACTGGTGGGCTGAGGATTTCTCCGTACGGCTCGTGCAGTTCGGCCACGCGACTGAGACGTACGTTCTCCCTGTCGAGGCCGACCCCGAGTTCGGGCGTGCGGTTGTCTGGGCGCTGGAGTACGCCCGATTCCTCATCGCCCATAATGGGAAATTCGATCTTCATGTGATCGAGCGGTGTTACGGCGTTCCAATGGAGCGCCTAGCGCCGAAGCTGTGGGACACACAGCTACTCGCCCACCTCGTTGATCCGAGGGCGGTCAAGGAAGGCGGCCCCGGGCTCAAGCTGGAAGAGCTCGTCAAGCACTACATAGACGCTACCGCAGCCGAAGAAGTCAAAGGTTCCATGCGGGAGCTGGCTAAGAAGTACAAGACCACGAAGGATAAGATATGGCGTCTGGTTGATCTCTGGGATGAGGATTATCAGCGGTACGCAGGTATGGACCCGGCTTGGGCCTACCGCCTATTCGGGATTCTGTATCCGCTCGTGCCGGCGCGCTCACGCGCCCGAGGACTCATCGGCTGGGAACACCGCCTAGCCCATGTCATGGGCCTGGTGGAGCGCACGGGTTATCTGGTAGATGGCGACTACGCGCAAGCGCAGTCAGACAAGCTCGCTGCCGATAAAGCGCACTGGGAAGAAGTCGCCCGGTCGTACGGCGTTGAGAACCCAAATAGCAATGCCCAGCTTGCCGAAGCCTTGAAAGGTTTTGGGTTCGAGCTGACCAAGCGCACTCCCAAAGGTCAGCTTGCGGTAGACGATAGCGTTCTCAACTCGATCGACCATCCGCTAGCTAAAGCAGTTCTTAGCGCTAAGAAGGCGGGTAAATGGAAGGTGACTTGGTTTGATCGAGCTCTAGCGGGCCGTGACGCTCAAGGGCGAGTGCATCCCAGCATAAATTCGCTGTACGCGCGCTCGGCTCGGATGAGCATTACGGGCAGCATCCCGGCGCAGACATTCCCCGCAGGGGACGGCTATGTGCGGCACAGCTTTTTGGCGGAGGAGGATCATGTCACGGTAACGATTGATTTCGGGAATATGGAGCTCCGCGTGATGGCCGCGGCGTCCGGTGATCCGGTCATGCTGGATGCGTTCAGGAATAATGCAGATTTGCATAATCTGACTGCCATCGCAGCATTCGGTCCTATGCCAGAGGGTGCGACCAAGCACCCGAAACGCAAGGCCGGCAAGGGCACCAATTTTACCGTTGGGTTTGGTGGCGGGTGGCGGGCTGTCTCCTCCCAGTGGGGCATCCCCGAGGAGGACGCCAAGGCCGCTGTAAAAGCTTTCTGGGACACCTACAAGGGTGTCAAGGCGTTCGCTGATCGCCTCTCGGCTGAGGCGCGCAAGACGGGTTACATCTACACGGCCACAGGGCGAAAGCTTCCCGTGGACAAGGGGCGCCCGTACGCGGCCCTTAATTACTATATCCAAAGCAGCGCGAGAGACATCACCGCTCGGGCCATCCTGGAGCTACACAAAGCCGGATACACGCCCTGGATTCGGCTCCCCGTGCATGATGAGCTCGTATTCTCGTTCCCTCGTGAGCGAGCCGCAGAGCTCGCCGAAAAAGCAGCCCGGATCATGGAGTTCGTATTTCAGGGCCTGCTCATCCCCGCGGAAGCCGAGATCGGCGAGCGGAGCTGGGGAAGCGTTCTAGACCTCGAAACAAGCAAGCACTAAGGAGACACATGGACGACAACGCGTTTGATGAATTGGTTGAGGGCATCGCGAGCGAGCTGAACGTAAAGCTGGTTGCCGAACTCGGCTCTAAGGCCGTGCATGCCGTGCGAGTAGCGGGTTATCTCTATCTCGAAGCCGTGGCATCCTCTGTGCCGGCTGAGCTCGCTAAGGAAATGGCTGCTGATTTCTGGGCGAAGAGCATGGGAATCCCTTTTGCCACGGGCGTCGTTCAGCAGCCCGCCGGGGGCGATGATGACTGAGATGGAGGACCGGTGCGCGCCGTACCTGCCCGACCTGGGCGAGACTCCGTACGCGACCATCATCCCCGAGCGCACGCCCGTCGTGAGGGTCCACACCTCGCTCAGGCTGGCGCGGCTCGCCCTCGGCTGGGAGGTGCCGCCCCGGCACGGCCGTTACCGCGGCCTACGCGGCGGAGAGCTGTACGAGCACTGTGGCGGAGGCTGGGAGCTCGTTCACCGGGTTGAGCGTGGGGCAATGCCCGACGACCTGCCTTGGAGGGCAGTGGATGACTGAGCGTCAGTCGGTCCTCATGTCCGTGGTTGATGTGGCTGAGTACCTGGGCAAGCCCGTGTCCTGGGTGTACGCGAATTGGCGGACTGAAAAGATCCCGTTCAAGAAGGTGGGGCAAGCCCTACGGTGTCGCCCCGCTGACTTGGAAACGTGGCTAGATCGGGAAAGCGCGTAGCGAGGAGGCGAGTGCTACCCCCGGTCGTGGCTCGAAGGGCCGTTCAAGTACCCCGCTTTGCGCGCTCTGCTGAGGTGTACGCGAGTGTTGGCAGTGTTGCGGTTGATTGCCTTCGCTAGCCATTGAGTCGGACCTGACACGCCGTTGGCTGCCGCGTATGCGTACGCGGCAGCCAGGGCAGCCAGGTAGGCCCTGGAAATACCCTCGCGGTCGAGCAGCGCACGCGCCGTACTCCCTAGCTCCTGCATTTTCGCCCCAACTTCGTGTGCGGCGTCCTGCCCCGGAGACTCCTCCTCTGCCAGCGCCACAGCGCCAGGCAGGTCTACGCGGCGTAGCACCGTCGTGGTGATGCCGCGTGCTACCTCCGGGGCCGGTGCGTCCGCCGCCGCCTCGATGGCGATGCGCTGCGGGCCGCCGCTCACTGGGCCGTGAGGCCACCACATGCGGACGACCCAAGCACCTTGCCGCTGGGTGACCTCGTAGCCGCTCGTCTCCGTCATGACGCCAGCCTACCTACGCCCACTATCGAGCGGCGTAGGTCAAGCGCCGATTGACAAGAGCCGCTTGTTCGTGGAAGCTCGATCGCAGTCGGGGGCGTGCCCCGACAGGAGAGGAGTTGCGGCCAATGGTGGCCAAGAAGGGCAACGGGAACGGGGGGACCCCCGTCAAGGTCAAGAGAGTTGGGCGCCCGGATACTTGGGGCGTTAGAACCCCCCTGCACGTGAATGCTGCAACGGGGGAGCCGGATCGCTACTGGATCGGTCGGGAGTATCCGACCAAGACGGCTGCGGAAAGGGCGCTCCGAGAGTGGATCGCTGATTACGAGGCCGGCAAGGTTGTAGCTCGTTCAGACGTGACGTTGGGTGAGTGGCTGGACGCATGGTTGGCGCACCACCGAGGCGAAGAAACGACACTCGCAGGGTATGAGCCGAAGATTCGACTTCACATCAAGCCCTACATTGGGAAGCTAAGGCTATCCGAGGTCACTGACGAGTCCCTTAATGGTCTGTATAAAACGCTTGAGACCAAGCCGTGTCCCACAAACAAGGGGAAGCCTCTGGGGGCTAAGTCCGTGCGCCACGTTCACACCATCCTATCTGGCGCCCTCGGCGCGGCCGTCCCGAAGTTCATTCCCGTGAACCCAGCGGCAACGGCCAAGCCGCCTACCGGGCGACAGATACGGGCTCAGCGGCCCCGCTACGAGACCTTGAATGATGCCGAGACCCGTGCGTTTCTCAAGGACATTTGGTCGCCGTGTAAGCGGCGGGGCTGTGGACTGCTGCACTTCTGCACTCGTGACGCACCGCTGTGGACGGTGTACACGGCCACGGGCGTTCGCCGTAGCGAGGCGCTAGGGATGATGTGGCATCTAATCGATTGGGAAGAGTGCTCAATCCAACTTGAGTGGGTGGTGGTGGAGGTCAAGGGTAAGACCGTATTGCGGCGGCTTACCAAGGATGGGGATGACAATGCCCGCATTTATGTAGATCAGTCGTTGATGAAGGTCCTTCGGTTGCAATGGGAACGTCAGCAGGCGTGGAAGGAGAGGGTAGGGGATCTATGGGACGAAAACGATCTGGTGTTCGCCCGTGACGGGTACATGCTCAAGAAGGGGGGAGGGGGGATCTCGCCCGGCGGCCCGCAGGACCCGGGACAGGTTAGCGATCGGTGGCGGACAGCCAGGGAAAGGCTTCATCTCCCTGAGCGCTTCCGGCTGCACGACTGGCGACACAGCAAGATCACTAATGACCTGGACGCGGGTGAGAACCCGGTTGAGGTCAGCGCCAATGCCCGACACCACTCGCCGGGCTACACCATGGGGCAGTACGGGCATCGCCGCGCCACCGGGGCCCGCAGGCTGGCTGCTGGCTCAGCGCGGCGCATCGGCCTGGGTGAGTCTGAGTGA